CGTCAGAATCCTCTTTTGCCGGAGATGCCGTAGCGATGCCGAATGCATTAAGGATTCCTCTTGCAAGATCGTCAATCTGGTTGTTGAATTTTGTAAGATCGTCTTTATTGGATATAAACCCATTTTCTAATAATCTGTAGCTATATCCTTTCGTTGCTGATCTGTTTACATTAGCAAGATTTGCACGTCCTACGATCTTGTTTGCGCGTCCCGGGAAGAATGAGCCAATGAAATTGGCAAGCGCAGTATCATACTGATCTGGGTTATATCCTTGCTTAATAATTACATGACCACCCTTCGCCGATGCTGATCCGCTGTCCATGTGCAGTTCTAAAATCTGCCAGTCCTTCGGGATGTTGAGTGACGTGATTCCTCTGTCTGCATACCAATTTCTGCTCGTATCTCCAAGTGTAACATTGCTTCCTCCGTATGCTACGATTCTGCTCGCAAGTGCTCTTACTCTTTCTGCCTCCGTGAATCCGTATCCCACTGCTCCAGAATCTCCTGCTCCGTGTCCGGCGATTAAAAATAAATGTGCCATATTTTGCTCCTTCCTGTGCGATGTCGCACACAAACAATAAGAGGACGATTATTCGCCCTCTACTTACACTGCTGTTTATACAACTGATTTACTCCGGTCGCTGCCAACCCACTCGCCATTCCGACCGCAATTGCATTAATCACATCTCCGGCCGGAAAATCCGGCATTGTGTATAGTCCGGCAATGCCCAGAGCTCCGCCACATACAGCCATGATGACCGGAATCCATTTGTCCGGAATTTTCTCATAAGCCTTACAGCCAAGTCCAATCACATAGCAGATTGCTACGATTCCAACTACTGTTCCTAATGTTGTAATATCCATATCATCTAATCCTCCTGATCATGCGCTTGCTTATTTATATGCTTCTCAATCTTGTCTATTGCCTCAGTTACTGGACCATTGCACCCCTGCTCCTTAAGTCCTTTCAAGCAAGCGAGAATTCCATAAGTCAGCAAGCATTGTTCTGACTTTACTCTTTCAATTTCTATGTCCTGCTGATTCTGCTTTAAGTACCACTTGTACACCGCAAAAATAGCAGAAAAAATAACCACTACGGCTGTCAAAAGACTTCCGGCCATAATGATTGTGTTTACATCTACATACACTCTATGTACCTCGATTCTTGAATTTTATGGTATCAAAATAAGACCTCTCGGCCTTGCACGTATCTCCATATGATCACCTCTACTCTTTCGGATATTCATCTTTGCACTGTTTTTAACTTGGATTATACCCCCGAAATTTTCTGACTAATTAAAGCCCTCCTTTAGTTATTACTTTTTCTATCAACTTCTTTTGTGCCAACGCAACTATGTATTTTATTGCGTTCGTTTAATAAATATAATATCACGTAAACAATATACATAATTAAGTCATTTATTTTAGCTCAGTAACAGCTCCCGAACCTTTGTTATATAAATATTTCTTTCTAATTTCATCATACAAGCAAAGTGTTCCATCTGCCTTCTTTACAGGAATCATATCTGCTACAAGCTCACTTCCTGAATAGATTTTTGCATAATAAATTTTTCCTTTCAGTCCAGTTCCAGCAGCTTCACCATTTTTGCTCATACATCCAATATAGAACGGGCTCGTCAATGCAAAATTACCAGCATTATCCAGAGTTACAGAATTGTTTCCAAATGTAGCAGTTGCTCCATTCTGCTTAATGACCCAGTTGTCTTCCCAAAATGCCATGTTTTTCGCTGCGCTTGACACTGATCCTCGAATAGCGTAGAAATTGTCTGTCACTGTGTAACCATACTTGTATTTATCATCCCTTGCACCGCAGATATATGTCGTTCCAGATTTGATATACAGCTTTGCTTCTGTGTTCGTATTCTGATCTGGAAGAATTTCCGTATCAAAATAACAATTACCATCTACACTAAGTGATTCCAGTTCTGTGTGACTTTCGCTCGGATCAACTGTATTCTCAGCAACATTAACTGTACACTGAGCTGTATATTCACCATCATCCGTTGTTACTGTAACTACAGATGTACCGACAGCTTTTCCGGTAACTTTCCCATTGCTGACAGTTACGTTTGAGTTACTTGTACTCCACTTAACCGATTGATTCGTTGCATCAGACGGCTTCACTGACGCTGCCAGCATTGCACTTTCTCCCTTCTTGATGCTTAATGTATTCTCATTAAGAGATACGCCCGTCACAGGGATAACCGTTGGTGCTACAGACGCCGTGGCATATCCTATTCCAAGACTCCTAAGTTTTTGGTCAATGACAGGGCTGTAGAATGTGCGATACCATGATTCTACTGGATGCACTCCATCACCAACACCGCTATTTGCATTACGCGTATATTTGTCTTTATTTGCAGACGTCATGGCAATCTGAGAATAGACACGCATATCTAAGTATGGCATATTCCATTTTTCACAGATTTCAATCGCTTTTGAGTAGATACTGTCTACATAAGAATTGTCTTTGGCGAAACTGTGTGGAATAATGTACAATTTTACGGCTAATGGATACCTATCCATGATATATTGCAATGCACTTTCCATTGCTCCACAAAACGTTCCAGTGTTGTACGAAGCATCGTATCCGGATTCGATTGAGCCGATTGGAATGCTATTATTAATGTCATTTACGCCGCCATCAAAAATAATCGCATCCGCAGCACCTGTATAGGTTGTAATCTGGTTAACGATCGGTGTATGTGCTGGACTGGATGTCACAGCCATATTAGCTCCCGACTCAGCTTTATTAATCCACGTAGCATCTGGATATTTTTCTTTTAATGGCTGGATGATTCCTGTTCCCTCTTTCCATCCCCAGCCAGCAAATACACTGTCGCCGAATCCTACGATCGTTTTTCCTTTATACGGATTCACTGTATCACCTCCTGTATATGTTCCTGTGATTCCAAAAAGTTCTACACCCTCTTTAATATTTTCAGCTAATAGATTTGCATCACCTTTAATAGTCTGCTTCCCAGACAGATATACACCAGCGTCTATGTTCTGGTCTTCCGTTCCCGGTGTTATGGTCTGTGCTGTCAATCTCTTAATCGTTCCCGTTACTTTTCCATCGGGACCGCAAGCCACGGTGTTCTCTAACATCTTACTCGCAATCGCATTAACGTCCGGCGCAGATACTGCAAGGTAATACACGCCATCCTGTACACCAGCATTCGGATAGGAGTCGGAAGAATCACTGGATATGTAACCAAGTAGATCTGTCCCTTTCTTACCAGTTGCCCCCTTTTCGTCGGATAACGTCCAAATCTGATATTGTGTATTGTATCCGTATGGTTTATATGTTATTTTCTTTGCTTTTCCGTTTTCCGAATTTGTCGGAAGGTAGAGTTTATCAAGTGATATTCCACCACTTTTCAGATTGTAATATCCATCGCTCGTTATTGTCCTTGATGTATACTCTTGTGTGTAATCGAATCCGGACGGTCTATTGCTGCTTCCTGTGCTCTCTTTGGTTTCTACGTAATCAATCAGTTCGCTATATTTCGCCCACGCATACGCTCCGTTGCCTGTTTTGTCTATTTCTGTGCCACCAGAACCGTCACCTTCGTAAGTACCTGTAATCTGATCGCCGTTCTTATCGTGCGCTGTTACACCTTTTAACAACTTACTTGCAGTTACGGTATCTTTTGACAAGTCCATTACTGTTCTTGTTCCGTAATTTATTTTACTAACTCCCATAGCTACCTCCTAACCGATCTGTACCGTTGTTGATCCAGATTCTGTGGTTTCTTTATAAGGGATTTCTTTAACAATTACCTCTGACAATGCATCATATCCGTCATCTGGTCTTATTACCTGTTCATTCACAGTAGGTGAAATTGTTTTTGACTGTGTAACAACTGTTCCACCAGCATTGGATGTCCCGCCGTAAGCGATAATGTAATTTACACGACACATGGTTTCTTTCGTTGTAAGTCCGTTAAAAGTCGCATACCATGATCCATTCAGATATGTAGCTCCATCAAGATGCAGTGTCATCTGACCGTCACCGTTTGCAAAACTTACTGCTGTATTTGCATTAGAAGCACCCGTAATTCCAAGAAGATTATTTATATCAGAATCCGAAAAAACCTCTACACTGTTTGAGTTTGTTGGAATTTTGACGACAATAGTTCCACATTTTGTTACGCATCGAAAATTCATTTTTGCATTCAAATTATTCAGGCTTTTTTCTACGTTTTTTATTCTATCCAATATCGTATCTATACTTGGTTGAATAGATGTACCCCGTATGACTTCTTCTATACTTAGTCCATTTATGTGCACAAATAACAGATGTCCTTTATATTGTTTTTCACCATAGTATATAGAGTCATTTGTCCACCGAATTTCGTCGTTGTAATTTTCGCCAAGAGCTACCGTCTTCCCTTTTATAATTTCAAATTCTACTTTTTCCACACCAGAATCATTTGTATATTTTATAAATACGTGATCGGTACGCTTTTTCCCTTGTCCTGCTGGTTCAAAATTTAAAGTTGTACTGTCATTCACTTTTGTCCAGACGTGTCTCCCCTGTAGTAATGCATCGCCATCTGCTATTCTTATCGATGTACTTGATACAATTTCCGCTTTAAATTGATTCCCTGCTTCAAGCACGTAAAAATCGCTGCCGAATATATCTCTGTATAACGATCCATCAGCTGCAGCCGAAACCTCAATACCGTTTCCTGTATTCAAATTAATTGCCATCTTAATCACCAACCTTATACGTTACTGTATATCTATCGTTTTCAATTTTTACAATTTCACTATTTATGATTTCCTTCATCACCACGCCTGTCTGTCTGTTTTTTCCACCGACAATATCTCCTATGTCAACATCTAGTCTGTCAAATTGCGCTGTAAGAGAATCGCTATTTTTCAATTCTTTCAACTTTTCAACGCCCTGGCTCCTAAGTTCTTCATCAGACTCCACATTTCCATAATCATATATCTCTGTTATTTCAGACCTGCCTGTATAATATGGGGCATCAACTATGTTACCAGAACTATCTGCGTATAGATGTATCACGGTACGTTCCGCAAGCTCTCCACCGCCGAGACAGATCAGATGATTTACACCACCTCGATTCTGCTCGAAAATAACTTGCATACCATAATCATCAGAGTATTCATATTTTTTGGATAGATCCTCTATTTTGGTAGCACTAATTTGTACTTTCGCATCTCTAGTAACCGTACACACAAGCTTGGCATCGACATTTGATAACATCTTTTTGATACCCGCATACATGTCTGTATACCGTTCAAATTGGTTACTTGATATTTTTATACCTGCATCATCTGCAGGCACAATAAAAAGGTCAGATAATCCGACCTTTTCTATAAGTTGTTCCAGTATTCTATTCGCATCACCGGATACTATATAATAGTCCTGACCACTCTCAGGCTCAATGATTTTCTTTTCGAGTATCCCCCTGAAAGCACGACCAGAATAATAGACCTTGTTCTTCTTGGTATCTATTTTCACATCATCGACAATACCACCGTATTCTGTATTTTCTACATACCATATACTGCCGTGAGACATGCAATGATTCTTTAAATTCATACCGATCTGAAAATCATTATCTTTTCCAATATCCAAATCTATTGAATACTTATGTAGCTCACCTTGCGGTAATCCGCTTGAATCTGTATATATTACCATCCCGGTTCACTCCTTCTATCCAAAAGTATTAAATCAAATCCAAAAGTACCGTCATATTGCACGGCATTTTCACCTGTAGGAATTTTTTCAAAAATATATGATTTTTTATCTGCTTCCCAAAAACGATTTTCTATGCTTCCATTCTGTTTTATCAGTTTAATTGTCCTTTTATTGGAATCAATTTCAACTCTCTGCCCTTTCTCTATTGATGTATTTATTTGATACACATGACTGCCGATTGTAATAGAAGGGTTTGTCACATCACCGTAAATTCTTAATCGAAAATCGCTTTCCACAAAAAACGGATTAACAACGCTGCTGCTCTGCACATAAGAAGAATAGGTATATGGATAAGAATATTCGTACTCTTTTTTCTTGTCATCCTGTGTTGCATCATTCTTCAAAAACATGAATTCTTTTTCTGTAATCCAGTCCGACGAATCAGAAATAATATTCACCGTAAGAACCATATATCCATTGCAATAATAATAGTTAGATTTCTTGGACGCATTGAAATAACAGGATGTATAATATCCGTTTATTTCCAGTTTCCCCGGTGTTTCTGCGAGAATATCACGCTCAAAGACCTCATATATACGGTTTCTTATGTTCAAACCTTCTTCTTCGTTTGCCGCAATAATAATTGTGGCATTTTTCTTTGTGACACCTTTATGAAAATTTGTAATTTCATCATAATCACTATCATATAACCACTCATAGTCATAGAACTCACTGTCATTCAAGAAAATTCCACCTGAACCAAACTCTATAGTCTGGTTCAGGTGATTTGTGTAAGTGGCTTTATTAAGCATATTTTCTCACCAACCTCGCAACTTCACGCCCTTCCACATCAAATTCAACATAATTTGTTAACACGTCAATCATAAGTTCTCTTAATCCACCGTTCTTCATCCATGCATATATCATCTTTAATACTTCCGCTGATTCTAAATCATTATCTGAATCCTGAAGTGCGGAGTTGATCATATCCATAAGGCTTTGTGTTCCGACAACCGTTTCACTTCCGGCTTCACCACCTGCCAAGAACTGATTTGACTTAGCGTTGTAACCGAAAATAGTCGGCTGATTCATGATCATACCATCGTCCATTGCTTTCTTGTACCATTCAATACCAAAGTGCGGTACACTTGGTGGTGTCAGGCTGAAAGAACCGCTGATTGAAATATGTGGTAATTTGAGTTTTGGCAATGACCACGAAAAATTGAAGAAACTTTTAATTCTGTTTATAGCGTTACTTACAATGTTCTTTGCACCTTCAAGGATACTGCTGAACTTATTCTTAATATTTCCAAGTATATTGGTAACTGTCGAATAGGCATTACCAAGACCACTTGAAAATGAATTTTTAATCTCTGATATCTTGTTCAAAACTGCCTGTTTTGCTTCTGACATTTTTGACTTGAACTTATCGGCTACTGCTGAAAGTTTACCGCCGGTCAAATTGTCAATGAATGTGTACCCGGCTGAGTAATACCCTTTTACACCTTCCATTGCTGCTGCTGCAATTCCATTGATTCCACCGCCATGTTCAGCATATGCAGTTTTCATGTTTTGTAGTTTTTCAGACACCGTATCTTTTGCGGCCTGCATTATAGTACCCATCGTTCCCTTGATCTGTGAAAACTTCTCTGAAACAACTTCTTTCATTGCCGAAAACTTCTCTGATGCAGCGTCTTTCAAGTTTCCAAAAAAATTCTTAATTGATTCAATTTTTTCACCAATGGATTCAGCTAAATTTGAAAAAGCTTCTTTGACTGATTCCCACACATTTTTGATTGAATCCCATATAGCTGTTACTGCATTACGAAAATCTTCATTTGTATTCCAAAGGGTTACCAGTGCCACAACAAGACCTGCAACTATAGCAATCACCGCAACGATTGGATTAGCTGACATTGCAGCAAATAACCCGGTCATTGCAGTTTTCACACTGTCAATGATCTCTCCAATCTTAAAAGCAACCGCCAGTGAACCAAGAGTTGTGACAACTCCTAAAATAATCGGTGACAATGTAATGAGAATATCAATGAAATTCTGTATATTACCAATCACTTCTATTGCTTTGGTTGCAAAATCTCCAAGACCTTCTATAAATTCTGTTACACCGTCCATTCCTTTTTCAAAGAACGTTGTAAAATCAATTTTTTGAATCCAGTCAAATACCCTTTGCAGGGCATCACCGACAGACGCGGCAAACGCATCCCAATCAACAGTTTCCATCCAGTTTGACAGCTGCTGTAAAAATCCCATAACAGTAGGTGCAAGTTTTGAACCTACTTTTGTAAGGATATTTTCAAACAATGCCTGTACTGAACTCCATGAACCTGATATTGTAGTACCTGCTTCAAGTGCTGTTGTTCCGGTTATACCTAAGTTATCCTGAATCTTGTGAATAGCTTCAATCATTTGGTCAAACGTTACGTTATCCAAACTTTCAATCTTTTCACCAAGTACACCTGAATCATTTATCAATCTGATCATTTCAGACTGTGTACCACCATAACCAAGTTTCAGGTTATCCAACATCGTGTAATTTTGCTTTGCAAAACCCTGATAAGCGTCCTGTATAGAACCTATGTCAGTACCCATCTTGTTAGCATTATCTGACATATCAGTGATAGCAAGGTTGGTCAGTTCAACCGCTTTTGCAGTATCACCGCCAAGACCCTGAATCAATGAAGCAGCAAATGAGGTTGCGGTGTCCATATACTTATTTGAACTCATCCCGGCTGTCTTATATGCCTTTTTAGCATAATCAATCAGTTTACCGGAACTGTCTTTGAATAGTGTTTCAACACCACCAACTAACTGTTCGTATTCAGCATAGTGACCAACCGCTGATTTTGTCACATCTGCCATTTTTGCAGCTAACTGTGTACATCCTGAAATTACTTTTGTGATTGCTGTAGATACTAAATTCGCAAGCGTGGCTTTCCATGTTGTAAATCCACTGTCTGCATTTTTGGCAGCTTGTCCGGCATCTTCTACTGAATTACCTGCACCACCTGCCTTTTTGTCAACATCTTCCAGTGTTTCAGCAGTATCTTTTGCAGACTTTGAAACCTTTTCAATGTTGTTCACCGCATCAGCGTAATTGATCGTTATTTTTCCAACCAACGAAAAAATATCCAACGATTAGCCACCCCCTTTCAACGGTGGCACGAATCCGTTCAGAATTTTATTTGCTTTTTCCACCTGTAACTTAATCTGTGCATTGTTCATTGTCGGTTCAGTTTGTTCAGTCTTTTCAACTTTCGGTGGTGTACTCATAAACCGCTGTTTAAATTCTTCAAAATTTCCAACATCATCAGCAAGTGGGTTTGCTGTGATTGCACAGTATAAGTCCCACTGTCTATCTTCATTCTCCTGTTTCAGAACAGTTCTAACAGTAGCGTCTAACTTTCCTCGGCTGATTGCTTTATCTAAATAGCTATAGGGGTTGCCATATCTACGGTTGCAGCACTCATCGAATCGTTCTATTCCGTACCCACTAATTCGGCAACACCCTCGAAAAAATCCATAAGATCATCTTTCTTAGCAAAATCTTTTACCATGACAGCAAACTGTTTCAGCTTGAATTTCTTTACTTCATCAGCAGTAACCGCTGTACCGTTGTCCCACTCCATACAGTTAGCAAAAAACTTACAGATTTCATTTCTTGCCTTTGAAATGTTCTTGATCAGAATGCCACACACCTTCATAGCAATGACAATACCAACTTCTTTCATATCCGTACCGGATTCCTGCAACTGCTGAATCTCGTCTTTGTCAAATGTACCAATAACCTGTTCTACTCCGATAACTGCAAGAACCTCACAAAAGTCAAATACGTTATCAACTGTTAAATCCTTAAATCTGAAATCTGTCATAATTATTTATCCTCACTTTCTTTTTTCGCTCTGTTTCTTCTACCACCACTTGCGGGTTTATCCTGTTTTGGTGTAGGTGTTTCTTCATGTTCAACAGGTTCAGTATGTTCACCCACGGTTTCCTGCTTCTGATCTTCTACCTGTTCAGCAGATACAGCAGGTGTTTCCTGCTGCACCACTTCATCAGAAATATCAACCACGAACATCCCTTTATCCTGAATTTCTGCAAATCTTTCTTCTGTCATATCCAGTTTTTCACCGATCACATGACCTTCACCTGTGTACTTGTCTGTATATTCTCTTACTACTACAACTCGCATAATTCACACCCCCCTACACAACAGCGTTTGGATAGTAAATAGCAATATCCAACTTGTTTAAGCTGTCGTTTTCAAGATCAGCTGTACACTCAAACTTGACAGCAAATGTTGTCTGTTCAGCGTTCTTTGTTTCCAGTTCAAATGCTTCTGTGCAGAGTGCGTTCGGTAAAATAATGATTACATTTTTACCGCTTGAAAGTGTTCCAACATATGCCACATTTTCAAGATAATCTGCTTCTGTGATGTTTTCCTTAGATACATATTTGACATAGGTTGTATCTTCGGAAGTGGATTTTACGAGGTGTAATGCACTTACAAGAATATCTTCTGTAAGTTCTGTCATCTGACCCTCAAGTGTGGCAGATTCACCAACCTTCTGCTTGCTGACACCCTTGATCAGCACCGTTGCACCGTCCACCTCAACATCTAACCACTGTGCTTCATAATTGAACTTAAGACCACCGGAAGTTGCACCAAGTGGTGTACCAGTCCAACCACTGGTTGATTTCTCATACTTAAGATTTTTGTAAATGACACCTGCACCCAAGATCATATTCTTGATGGTTTCAGATGTAATACCATGTTTTTTTAAGCCCATTCTTTTAAGCCCCTTTCCACTCATGTGTGTTAAGTGTTATCGTAATTCTAAAAAGATCTTCTTCACCTGTTGGAATCATCAAACCGTTCCAATAGGTAATAAAAAAAGCAGTCCCTTCCTGAACTGCCCTTAAATCTTCAAATACTGTTTTTATTTTATCGTTTATTTCTGCAAGCGGTAACTTTGACCCCCTTGACCAACCATCAAGTGTGAACACACCGCCTGTATATCCGTCCTCTAATCGGTGTTCAGTTTCATTGAACGAACCAACAAAGTAAGGATAGCTGATTTCACCTGTCCATTCACCAAATTCATAGGGAATACCAAGTTGATCAAGCTGATCAGAAATAAAACCAAGCATATCAACCATAATTAACCCCCTAAATTCTGTTTAATGACATTTACAAGCTGCTTCTTTATCTTTGGGGCTACACTCTGAAATGCTTTCGTGAGTGGTTGTCGTGGTGTTTTTCCGTAAGTATGGTAAAATTTACCGTCTTTCTTACTCTTATAAACCCAACCGCCTTTTCTTCCACCACCGTGTAGTGCATACTCACCAGTACCAAATTCTTCCCAAATCGCATTTTCAAGGTCTGAACCTACAGCAACAGTTGATTCATCTTTTCCTTCATTAACCATATATTTGTAAGACCCCTTTGTTTGTCCGGTATCAACCCGGCTGTTTCTTTGGGTCTGTGCCTGTATTTCATCACCTGCTTCGTGAAGGAATCCAATAACCCCTTCCGATAATGCAGCTTTAATTTTCGCTGTGTTATCTGTAAATTCAACTGACATACTACTGACCCCCTATAAATCTTAAATAGATTTCTAAATGATCGTGCATATTCATAGGGTCATCAATCAGAAGGATTTCATACACTTCACCGTTTACAACCATTCTTGCATTGTCACTTGTCACATCAACGGTTTCCTGTTCATCCGTCTTACCGATCACACCTGTCAGAAAACCGAATGGATTCCAAACCCAATCAGTTGACAGATTCTTGAGGTTGGTAAAGTCACACAAGAAAATGTGTGTACTTTCCTGAACCTTGGCATAAAAAGTTGTATGCTTTGAATCACCTGTTGATAAGTCCAACCAACCTAAGATTGATGTACAATCAACCCATGTGTTTACACGCTCACCTATGGCATTTTTAGCACCGTTCTTTTTTACCTGTAACAATGCTTGAATGTTACCGCCAACACTCATATAATCAGAATCTAGCCTTTATATAAGGCTTTAAGAATCCAAGTAGGGCAACAGGATAGCCCATAACCTGATTGTTAGCGTCCTGATCAAAGTAAGTCACACTGTATCTTGACAGCGTTTCAGATTTGACCCCGGTTTTCGGTCTGTTCTTAACATCCCACTTGAGTAATTCAAGTACACCCGCACGAACATCAGCCGGATATTCCACTTTAGTGATCAGGTTTGTACTTTTGTACAATTCCTGATTAACTCTGATGAAATCATCACCAATTTCAGTAACGGTATACAGTCCATCATTCACCATTGACTGTGAAATCTGAACTGTATCACCTACTTTCAAAAAATCTGACGTTCCAAGCAGTCTGTTACCCGAACTATCGGCAGTAAATCGAACAAACCGATTCTGAAAATTGTTATTAGTGTATGCTCTGATCATAAATTCAGCAGCGTTCAGTTTTTCTTCAATCACCTTTTCACTTTGCACAGCAAATTCAGGTAATTTCATTACTTCATCAACTGCTAATATCATCAGATCACCCTTTCTTAGACAACTGCTGTACCAACCTTGGACTTGATAAGACCCATCTTAACGTTCTTTGTATTGAACTTAAGGCTGTAGTTTGCAGACTTACCAAGCTCTGCATAAGTCGGTGATTCTTTTGCAATCTGATCAACTGCTAAAGAAAGACCATTCGGATGCAGCACCTTACCCTGCTTGGTATAGAACTTGTCAATACCTGCGGATGCTTCCGGGTCATAGTTGGTTGTATACTGATTCTCATAGTTGTTCTTATCGCAAGATAAAAATGCACCTTCGCCAAACAGATATGTGCTGTAAACCGCATCTGCACCTGCTCCTGTAGCTGTAAATCTATCAGTTACAAGTACGTGTTTACCTGCGATAGTTGGCAATGTAATTTCTTTCTGAATCACACCATTGACAACATACTTGTCATAATCAACCATTTCCATCTTCTTGTACTCTTTGAAGATCATGGAATGCATAACCATCAGACCAAGACCACCTGCCATATCACCAAGTGCTGCCTGTTCTGCATCGTAAATTGTACCTGCTTCAATGTTTGTCTTAGTATTTTTAGTAAGATCAAGTACATGATCACTAAGTGCTGCAACTGCTAATACTGCCTGTGCAATGTTCATCAGTTCTTTTTCCCAAACCTGACCATAATAACCTGCAATCTTATTTCTGATCAGTGTCATAGGGTCAGCACCAGTTAATTCCTTTGTGAAGTCTTTAGCCTTGAATGCTTTCATTCTCTGAATAAGCATACAAGTCTGTTTGTCACCGCTGATCTCAACAGGTGTGTTGTCTGTAAGACCATCATTGTTAAGTGCTTCCATACCGCTTTCATTTGCGTCAATCGGCTTATAGATTGGAATTGTTGCCACGTTTCCATGTTCACCGATTAAGTCCATAATAGAACTATCCTGCTGAACAATACCGGATGCAAGGATTGGTGTAGTCCAATAATCTGCTTCCTGCATCATTCCTGCAAATACTTCCTCGTCAAATTCAAATCCACCAAAATTACCCGTTCTTGGCATTTAATTCACCTTTTTAACCTTTCTTAATGTACGTTTAACTGTTTGAATAATTCCGGGTTTTCCTGTTTAAGTTTCATTCTTTCGTTGTAACCCATCTTAAGGAACTGTTCTTTGGTAACTGTCTTGTCTTTATCTCCACCCGGCAGGTTGTTTTCAAGAATCTTTCTGCTACCACTCTGCTGCTGATTACCATTGGATGCTTCAAACATGGTAGGATGCTGTGTTTTAAGACCTGAAATCAGATCATCTTCACCTTTGATTTTCCCATCATCACCAAGTTTGATTTCACCTTTTTCCTTTGCCTTGAATACAAGATAATCAACATCAACCGCACCTGCTGCAACCAACGCAAATTTCAATGCATTTTCTGTTTTCAGTTCTGCATTCTCTTTCTTAAGGTTTGTAATCTCTGTTTCATATGCAGTGATTTTCTGCTGTGTTTCTTCGTCTTTCCCGGCTGACTTTTTCAGTTCTTCAATCAGGTTGTTTGCCTTGGTCAGTTCTGTAGTCTTACCGGAAAGGTCAGTTTCAAGGTTGATGTATTTGTCCTTAGACACATAACCACCATCAGTAAGGTTGACCATCTTGATCAGCTTCTCTTTGTTCTTTTCATCACAGTTATAGGCATTGATTGCCTGCACCAGTTCATCATAGGTGATAGCCTTATCACCAAAAAATGCTTTTAAAAATTCCATGTTCTTCTTCCTTTCTCCGTCACGTTTTTATATCCGGTGTCACCGGAAACGGTCAACAGTTTATATCCCATGTTGCAGGGGTATTTCAGCAGCAGTTTAAACGTCATAAGCCTTTTTCGGACATATTTTTTTCAAAACTAAAATCTATTAATAGTAGTTTCGTCTGACCACCAGCCAAATGTATCGTTATCGCCATAGGCTTTGACGCTTACTGTAGCTCCGTCCATACCATCTGCGATAAAATCATCATTGTAATTGGTAGAGTAAAATGATGTATGTGTTGTATCAAATTCTTTCCATGTTCCATCGGCTTTTGTGATACGCACTTTGTAAGACGTAGCATTTTCTACTTTGTTCCAATTTGCTGAAAAAACTGCATAGTTAAAATATCTTGATGTACTTTTGAAATAAGTAGCATAATTTACTGTTGGTTTTTCAAGAATACACTTCTTGAACCAATTTTTCACTGCGTTACTAATAGCATCTTCTAAAGCACCATCAGGTTGAAAATTAATATCTGGGATTTTAACAGACGGTGTTTTTAACGGTGGTGTACAGGCATATGCTGGGATAGTAGAACCTGCAATCATCATGGTTACAATTAAAGCACTTACTAATTTCTTCATAATAAATACATCCTTTCTTTGTACGACAAAAAGACACCCTTGCGGATGTCTTAAAAATACTATTTAACCCATAGTTGGGAGATAAACGGATCACCGCCTTTCTACTCTGCGAACACCCAGTCTTTTGCAGCCATATCTGTTTGCGAAGGTGTCCAAGGTACGATTCCTTTTGGTGCGTTCTCATTGTCTGTCTTGAGTCCTGTTGTCACAATGAATACATATGGCTGTGTCATTTTGCTGTGTGCATCAGGGAACTGCATTTCAAGGTAGATTCCTTTTCCATTCCAACCTTTTCTTGCAACGCGCATTCCTCTTTCAAGGTACTTATAGGCATCGCTAAACGAGAATGTAGCCTCTCCACCAAGAATCGGACAGTTTCGACCATCAGCATAAATCCACTCATCTGAAAGAATGTTCTGAATCGTATACTCCACTCTCTGTGTTTCTCTAATGTCCAGACAGCTGCCATCTTTGGTGTACATGAGAATCGTCTGAGCTTCTTCATCCCACCGCCAATATCCAGACCATGACGGTAATTTTACCGCTAGTCCTGATTTCATTTCTTTAAACGCTTCTTTGAAATTCATAATTCACTACCTCCTATTCTTCTGTATGACATGTATTTGTTATTTTACCGTATACATCCTCATAAAGTTCCTGCTTGTCCCCGTTGTAGGTGTACTCAGCATAGATGCCATCTCCACTGATAGTCGTAGATGCAAGGCACTTGTAATTCTGTAGTGTTTTGCATGACCATACCACGAATACATTTCCAAGGTTGATCTGAACCTCTGGTTTGTTCTTGTGGTACCATTCAACAAGTTTCTTCTGTGCAACACTCTCAAAATGCGCCATTCCTGTAATAATCATATTTTTTTCACCTTGTCCTTTCTGACCTCATATAATGGTCATATAGGTAATAAAAAAGCAAAGGTATACAATTCTGTACCTTTGCTTTTTAATATCTATCTTTGAAGAAATCAGCCCAGTATGGATTTTCTTCATCGAATATTTTTTTCTGTTCGTCAGTCAGTTCATGCGGGTAATCTCTGAACATATTGAAAATATGTTTTTTGTCAAAACTAAATAACCACTCACCAACTTTTTCATGATCATCTACCCACCATATTTTATCATCAGGGTTATTTTTAAAAAATTTACTTGGTTGTGCCATATTGTCCTTTCTTCTGCTCTGAATCAGCAGTATTTATATACCCTAACAACCGTTTGAAGTCATCAGTATTGAAATCTGAATCAGCAATATCTATCATTCCATGAACCTCTTGTGACCACTTGTTTGATTTACTTGAACAACCAAAACGGTTTACCAATGTATGACGAACATTACCGTTAAAATCATGCCACCCACTCTGTGTAGGTGATTGAAGTTCTAAATATTGCAACACTTCATCAGTTGTTTTCCTAACTATTGCTGCATGCTTTCCAACATAAAGATAATATTCTTTTCCGACTTCACATTGCTTCAACAGATTCTTCCCCACAGTTGCGGTACACGCACCTTTGGCAGTTATTTTTTTAATACCCTTAGTTTCAAATAATGATTTCAGGTTATAGGTGTTTGAAAAGAAGCTCTGACTTTCCCCACCACGAAAATCTAAAACGTTCCATCCCTGTTTCTGTCCTATATACGCAAGTCCTAAAGATGCACATGAACCGCCAGTAAGGTCACCACCTGATAAAGTCTTTATGATTTCATCAGATGTCATTTTTATTTTTTGATTTTCAACAGCATTGTATGGTACTTTCAATCTGTCATTCAATGTTTTGAAAAATGCATCATATGTTGAATCATCTGAACCTTTCGGTTTAGATAGTGTTTCCACCTTCATTGTATCAGCATTGTCAGGAAGTTTCAAATACTTTTGTTTGAAGTCCTCAAAATCTTTTGTTTTATCCAGTCCAAAAAATGCTGCACGTTCCTGTAAGGTCTTTAGTTCATCATCGTCTAAAGCCCATTTTGCACGTTGCAGCAGACAGCACCGACAGTTACAAACGTTCTTTGCAGAACCACCAACACCCGGTGCTTGCATTTTCTCACCGCCAACATCAAACGGTTCATCAATTTCCCTGATCTGTCCATCTGCTTCTCTGTGTTCCGGTCTTGTCCTACTGTCAAGTGTAGCATCCCACTGTTTGACTATATCAGCACCCTTTTTCTTTGCTACATGCTGACCGTAAAGAGCTGCTTCATTCTGTATTCTATGTCCTTCCGTCCGGGCAATCCGTATTGCATTATTAATTGCTTTATTAAATGGGCTGTTCATACCCTTAGCAATCCTTACCGCCATTTCATTCCAAGATGAACCGCTACTGATCCCCCTTGAAAGTTCAGCACGAATTGAGCGTTTCAAATAATCAACATCTTCACCCAAACGCTTATACAGAGCGCTCGACAGTTTACTGTTGGTTTTCAATGCTTTGACAACCTGATCTTGCTGAATTGGTATTACAAGCGGTATACCTGTACTTTGCAAATCATAGAACATACCAACGTAACCGTTTATATATGACTGTTCCAAGTAATCAGCAATGGTTGTAAATTGACCTTCATGTAGGTCATAAAGCATTGCTTCAAGCTGATCAACCATCATTTGCTGATATTCCTTTTGGTATACTATACTTTGCAGATTTTCAAGGTCTGTCCTTGCAGACAGTTCCCTGATTTTCTGTTCACAGTCCTTTTTTGCCCTCTCATATACAACTTCTAATAGTCTGATAACTTTCTTTTCATCATTGAGCTGTGCCTGTTGTACTTCCTTCTGTGCCTTGTTCACCTATTCCACCACCTTCATCATCCGGTATAATAGAATCAAGATCATCTTGCACCTGCTGCACCTTATCAGCTTCATTATCCGGCAACTTGTCCTTCACATCCTCATAATCAATATCAAGAACATCACAAATATACTGAATCGTCAGATCATCACCAAAAATCTGTGCCAGTGATAACAGGGTATTGATCTGCACCTGCTGTTTCTGTGCTTCTGTAAGTTCATTCTGTTCATTTTCCTGTTCATTACTCATTACTTCGTGGGTGAACTCAAAATAAACATCTGTTTTCTGATAATCTGTACCGTTCTGTTGGTTAATTTCATCAATGCATACCGCCACGATCTTACGCAAGAACCGCTTGATATTCCTTTCAAGGTGTTTACATCTAAGGTCAAGCAGTGAATAGGCTGCTTTGATCGCAATATTGGTTGTTGCCGATGTATCTTTCAGGCCTGACAAGTTCAGTCCCATACCAAAACGGTATATGTTCTTTTCATCCAGTTCCAATTTAACCTTCCGGGCTTCATACGGTACATCTACTGTATGTACTTCAATACCGCCATCTGAACCGACACCAACAATCTTTTTTGTCTTAAGATTCTGCTGCAATTCATCAAGGTTATCACCTTCAAACCCTTTGACTGCATATAATGGATGGTCAAAGTCAATCAGGTTATTGGAAAGACTGGATGCCATAAGGTCATAATCGTCAATCAAGTCTTTTACAGCTTTCAGATTACTGATCTGTTTCTTGTTATTATCCAACCGGAAGAATGGCAAGAAACCAAGTGAATCAACATAAGTATTATCATCACCATCAACCTGATACAGTATATGCGGTCTTGGATTCACCTTGGCTTTATTGTCAAGCTGTATTTCCCCTTCATCTGTCTGAACATAATAAACCACCTGTTCATCATCCCAGTCCATGATCTTCTTGATTCTGTGACCTTCCTTGTCAACCCGGTCAACGTACCAATAAATTACATGGTCTTTTCCGTCCTCTGCAAATCGTGCTTCTACTTCTACAACACCGATACTGTCAGCACACGTGAATTTCAGCTTGTCAGTACTGTCTTTCATAGCGTACATATAAGCAAAACCTTTTGTCTGACAGTCATTGATCACTTCTGACAGTTCATCATTAAAATCATCATTATTATTGAATCTTGCATCAAGTTCACTCTGTAGTTCAGGCACATCACTGAATACAAAACCATCTGAACCTGAAAGAGTGTACTGTGTACCCTGTTCTGTCAATTCCTTGAAAAATGGGTGCGGTATTCTCACATTTGCCCGGCTTGTATCTTCCACAAGCTGACCATCAGAATTAAAATAAAACATTCTGTAATTTTTTATATCATGGTCTCCGTCAAAATAGCGTTCACCTATTCTTGCAAAATGCTTTTTCACTGATGCAGCATCTTCATCAATGAACATTTTTATTTCTTCGACTGTAAGCACCTGTCACCCCACCTTTCTATAATCTGATTTGTAAGGTCAATGATTTCATCCCCATGAACACCAAAAAAATCACACATTGCTTCTTCACCTTCAACAGTGTGACCGTATGAGAACATAAAAGCATGAACCAATTCATGAATCAGCGTTGAACGTGTCACTGATTCAGAACGTCCGTCCATAATACTGATCAGAAGTTCCTTATATTCGGTAAGCCCAAAATTATAGCTGTTTTGGTCAGGGTTCATTTTTTTTGCATTTGCATTCACCAGTTTGACCTTCCATACATCATTGTGAATCTTTATTTTCATAGGTTCATACCTCATACTTTCTAATACAACCAAGTCTTAGGTTCATAGAATGCAAGTGTGATTGAATCAGCAATATCAGGACTACCGACACCACGTTTTTTCATGTCATCCTTGCTTTCCAACTGAATCTTACCTTTGGATGTTATCTTTTTACGTCTGTTTGATAACTGCTTTATCATTTCATCATCATAAGGTAATTCAATGATTGGTTTACTTTCTTTTTCCTGCATCATGCAGCTAAAATTTTCTTCAAGTGCATCCCTCAATTCACCCCATATCTGTGAACCAAGGTTTGCGTAATAATCATCTGTTGCAGATGAACCATTGTTTACTGGAACAACCACATAAGGAAGTCTTTCTTCTGCCACAACTTCCTTCAATCTATCAGTTACACCGCCACCAACACCTGTATCATCTATTTTGATAATGCAGCGTTTTAACTTTGGATATTTCTGCATATATTCTTTACAGGTCAATATCACATTCCCGGCAGTTTCCATTGTGCTTTTCTTTGAATATTTTGTGAATGGGAATATTTTCCCTGCTATTCTCGGTGTAATAACTGTTTTATCATCACCGAACCGGGCAACGTCACAACCAATATGAAGCACATTAGAAGTGGTTATTTCAGATTCTTCAATTGAATTATCACAAGCAAGTTCAACTGTTTCCATTGAAATCAATGAATCAAGTGCCCCTTTGGGAAATTCACCAAAAATACGAACCCTTGCAACATCTGAATCCTGACCGTATTTTTTTAACAGCATTTCAATGTTGTCTTTACTGGTTCGTTTGGAATCCATTGAACTTACTTTGTGTACTCTGAACTTATCCCTATCAACATTATGTGAATCATAAAAAACCCCTTCTAAACGGTTAGGGTTTCCACACATCAGAAGTCTATTTTCTTTACCGGATAATGTACCGAGTATTGCTTCCATGATTGGATCTGCAACACCACTTGCTTCATCCACCACAATCAACATATGATCTTCATGGAATCCCTGCATATTTTCAGGTTTCGTTGCTGTCTTTGCTGTTGCAAACCAACGTTCTTCATCACCAATCATGTACACCTTTGTTTTTGTCCATTTCAGAAGGTCTTTCACAAGGCTGTTATTTAACCACTTAGCGATTTCAGCCCAAAGTACATCATAAAGCTGTTGCATTGTTGGAGCTGTTGCGATAACCCTTGAATACGGTCTACACACCAAAAACCAAATAATTGCACCTGCTTCAAGTGCTGTCTTACCTACACCCTGACCTGATCTGACTGATATTTTTGGGTATATCACCAAATCATTCAATACTTTCTTCTGCCAATTGTCAGGAATCATTCCAAGGACTTCTTCAAAGAAAGCAACCGGGTGATCATAATAATAATCAATAATTTCTAAAAAATCATTCATTCTGTTCAGCCCTTCTTTTTGCAATCTCAATAATTGCTGCTTTCCAATCTTTGGAAAATGCATCTGCATCAGCTTTTGTTTTTCCTTCTAATTCAAGGTAGTCCTTAACCATATTCTTCAAAGAATCCACCGCTTTACTTTGTGCTTTCAAGAAACTTGCTTGCTTATCCCAAGCCTGTTGAACTTCCCATTTTTCTGAAAATATTTCACCTGAACTTTCTGCAATTCTTTCAATGGTCTTATCATCCTTATCCTTCACATACATAATTTGTTGTGCCCGGATAATTGCAGCATACTGAATTTGAATAGCATCCCAAATCAAATCAAGCGGTGATTTTTCAGTCAATGAATCAATAATGTCCATAGATTCTTTTGGTAGGTATTTAGAAAACAGTCCATGCTTGACTGCATTTGTGTTTTTTTCAGGTGCACCAAAGCCAACTGCATTTTTGTTATTCGGTTGACCGCCCCTTTTTCCATTCCGAACGTTCGTTATTTTTTCCGAACGTTCACTATCCCATTTATATGTGCTTTTCCATCTTCTGATAGTACCTGACGGAACATCAAGTTTTTCAGCAATATCCTTTAATTTCAAGCCTTGCCTATACAAGGCAAAGGCTTCATCAACTAATTTATTCTTTGCCTTTGGCAAGACTTTCACCTCTATTCGTTTGTTTTGAAAATCTCAACTCACTTATCATAAAATGTCTGTTTTCGTATATCATTTTTATAACAAAAAGTGCTGCAAGGTAGGAGGTTTTAGCACCCTTGCAGCACATAAGACAATAAGCAATATAATTTTGCATAAAAAATTGCAGGTAATAAATTACCTGCAAAAATTTTTGTACAGCATACACTATAAAAGGTCTGCTTGTATTTGTCAAATATGAAATGATTGGTTTTATGTCAGATATGTAAGGTTTTTATAGGTATCTTCAAACGCTGAAAGTGCCTTATTATGCAGTTCTACAGTATATGAATAAGATTTTTTCATTTCCTGTGAAGCAACCTTGACTGTTTTAAACTGCACATACACTTTTGTAAGAATCTGAATCATATTCTTGTCACGCAATCCCCGGATTTCCTTAATGATCTGCTTCTTTGCATCAACAAACTGATCTATTTCTTCATTGATGTGTTGGTCAAACATGGTATACCTCACTACATCCTTACATAACTTATCACCTACAGGTGAAGTCTGCACTTTGTCCCGGCTGTAATCAATACCGCCTGCACTGCATACATTCATTTTCATATCTGACAGCGTGGCAATATCATCATTTATCTGCATATCTAACACTTCAAGCTGTTTCAGATATTCCCTTGCACTTAATTTCTTCTGATCACTCATTTTTACCTCACTTTCTACGGTTGGTTACACTTCGGTTACGGTTAAAAATAGCCTAAAAAGTGCTTCAACCCCTTATAAATCAAGGAAGTTACGGTTTCTACGGTTACGGTTAAAACTCTATTCTCTATATATTCTTATTTTTACTAAGTTCTATACTATCATAAAATACTAATTATTAAAGAATGTACTTTTAACCGTAGACAACCGTAACCGCCAGTATTTACAAGGGTTTCAACCGTAACCCTTAACCGTAACCAACTGTAACTTTACCGTAACCACTACCACAACAGCACTAATTGGTGTATCGAACTAATGAAACACCTTACCTGATTTTTTATGTTTCAATGTCACCCTTCCAACAATTTCAAATCCGGCAATGTCAACAATGTTCCTGATTACCTGAATCAGTCTGTGGTTACGGTCATTCAGTTCTGCATTTTCTTCCCTTTTAACTGTTGCCATTGCTGCACCTGCTGTTGGATCAACGTATCCTTCACTGTTTCTATATGTCATAAGCGTTTTATATCCTTTCCCTGAATCTATTCATTATGTGTTCAGCAAAATTCAAAGGCAATGAACTTTTCTTTGGTACATCAAATACTTGCAAGAAATAGCCCTTTTTATCGTCTTTTTCATAACAAAGACTAAGTTTATACCCTAGTTTTGTCAGTTCAGTATGATGATCAACCAAGTCTTTCATACTATAGCACTGAATAAAATCCCCTACTTTTAAATCATTTTTCATTATCATTTTCCTTTCTGACTGTTTTCATCAGTATGCAGTCACCGATATAAAATACTGCTATCATAAGCATATTCAAATCTGTTATTTCAGCACCATGAAAACCACAATAAAGTATGAACCCAAACCATAATGCACTCATTCATCATCACCGTCCTTTACCGGGCAGTGATCGCAATCACCATTTGCAGCACCGAAACACCCCCAACAATCATCAATTTCTTCTGTCTTTGGTTTGTACTTTTTTGCTGCAACAGCTAATGCCATTACTACGGCACCAAGGATTAACCCAACCGTAAGACCAACGCAAAAACAAACTGTACCTGTTAATACTAACTTTTCCATACTGTCACACCTTTCTGAATATCCTGATAGACTTACCACCTACCTTAGTTACTACTGTTTCAAACCCCAAACGCTTATTGATCTGCTTGCTGAATACAATGTTTGACATTGGTTGCATACCACAATCAGCACAAAATACCTGATACCTGCTGTATACGTCACCTGTCGGTTCATCCTCAATCATTTCAACACCGCATTCATCAATAAATGCCTTGATTGGGTTGTTTTCATTTTCATATTCATCAATCTGTTCAGCCACTTTTTCAGACTTGGTGAACTCATTGTTTTCAATGATTCTTTTCAGTCCTTCCACACCTACCCTGATCAGATATTCGACTGAACTTTGTTCAACCAACTGATACTTGATATAAGGGTTGTAATCCGGGTCAATCTCACCACTTGGTAAATACTTTGTAAATCTTGCATTGAATGGAATAATCACCAAACGTCTAAGAACTGCCCCGGTCTTATCTTTCATTCTTGGTATGTCATTTGCTGAAAACAGCAGCTTCACATAAGGGTTAAACTCAAAAGGGTCTTGCCCTTTTCTTTCTGCTTTGATTCTGTTACCTGTAACTACTTTCTTGAATGTTGCTACCTGTGAACCTTGCAGGAAGTCATCACCAATATCATCACCGATATTTGCCAGTTTTCCGAACATCATTGATGTGCTGAACCTATCCCCTAATTCCTTAAGATCAAGTGCTGATATATTCCCATCACCAAGAATTGCTTTGACACAATCAAGGAATGTACTCTTACCATTGGACTTGTCACCTGTCAGGATGAATGCCTTACCAAGTTCATTCCTGCGATAAAAGCAATAGCCAATACATTCTTCCAGTAATGCCCTGATTGGTTGATCACCGCAAGCTAATTTGTTCAGTGTATCATCAGCAAGTTCACTGTAGGCTTCCGGGTTGTAGTCCCAAGGTATTTGATTGGTTATTACCAATTCAGGGCTGAATGGTTGCATCTGTCCGGTCACAATATCCAACACACCATTCCTGAATGCTATATAACGTGCATCTGCCTGTGCTTTTTCATCAGCTATAAGTTCCATATACTCTAATACTTCTCTTCGCTGTGCCTTTTTCAGGTTAGGTATTTGATTGATCATAGCTGTTTCAATAGCCTTGTACCCAACCTGATAAATCCCATCTTGATAGATATGTAGCTGATTACTGATACTGACTACATTTTCATTGTTCTTAAGCCATGTTGCAAAACGGTCAAACAGGAATGTCTTATCACAAAAGAATACAGGTTTTTGGAATGCTTCATCCCTAAGAATCACTTCCAGTTCATCATCAGATAACGGTTTTTTTAGTACAAATCTGTTCAGGATGCGGATGCACTCACGAGTTTCTTCAACCGTGAAATCATTTGATGTAAGTGTCAGGATATAATTGAATAGTGCCTGATTGCGTCCGTCACCTGCATCCATATCAAGAAAGTCTACCGCTGTGCGAACTGGAAACAACCACTTTGGAACTTCCTGATATGTTCCACCTTCTTCAATATCCCACTCAATAAAACGTTCTTCACCGTCAATTTTGATTACTTCGTATGATGAACGTGTACCGAGTTTTATATCTGCTGTCAGACCAACCGCAAGGGGTACGTGTGTCCTGTTCCTTGTAATACTGTGATTCTTAAATAAAAAATGTCTGCCCCGGCTTGTACAATACACCCGGCAATCAAGCTGATATTCTTCCACAATGTTCATTAAAATTTCAGACTGTTCAGCATCGTCAATATCTATCAGGATGGTATCATCAGCAAGAACACCACCGAACCCTTCAAGATTCTTCACTTCGTCATAAGTGCGGTATTTTGTTCGGTCTTTGAATGCTTCGATTGCTTTCTTGCCTTTTGTCTTTATGTACCCTTTGTACAACATCCTGTCTCACCATCCTTTAACTAAATTCTTGCATCACCTTTTGGTAAAATACCCTGTTCTTAATATTCTGCTTATATTCTTGATTCACTACTGTAAGAAGTATCTTTGATTCTCTCAATGATTTTCGACAGTCCTTAACCTGTTCATTCCACTTTTCCCATTCTTCATTTTTATGAATAGGGGTGGATTTCTTAAGCATATTACGGTTAAACGTTGCAGCTTTTAAGCGATTTTCTAAAATGTAAATATTACTTTTAATGTTTGTAATCTTACCTGCAAGTGCTACCTGACTGTTATGGAATTTGTCTTTATCCGTTACACCACACTGCTGTATGTATTCTTTTATCTGTTCTTCACACTCCGGTGTGTAACTCTGTCTGATCAGCTTCAACAGTTTTCTAACCTTTGTAATTTTTCCATCAGATAAAAACCTATCTAAGTGAATAAGCATCTGACCATGATCATATTTAATTGTAATGTCTGTCATGTTCCCACCTTTCCGGTATTATGCTACAATACCAAATTGTTTCAGTCTTTTTCTTGCTAAATCTATGTACCACTGCTTATCTAATTCCGGTGGTACTTTAACCCCAATTACAGAATCGTTATAAATGAAACTGTGATCAGGTGTGTTTCCAAATTTTTCACCCTTTGGTTTTACAACCTTACGTCTTAACAACCTACCGTCTGTAACACGATTGGAAGCAAACACACGATAAGATTTATAAGTATATTTTTGTGTGGTAGGATATGACCACACTTCTGTTCGTGTACCATCCCGGTGTTTTGTTGTCTTAATGATCTGACCAGTTCCCTGTTCATGCTCAACCCAGTTATAATTGTTTGACAGCTTCACTATTTTTTGGAACATAATTAAGTCATCGCACTGATTGATTGTCTGTTCAACAGGTATCTTTTTCACCATGTAGTCAACCAACGCTTTGTTCAGTATCGGTAAATCATAGTCAATAGCTGAAAGTTCTTTGACATATGCACCAATTCTTTCAACACCACCATCAGTACCAATCCAAAGATAATTGTTTACGTCCTTCTGATAGATTTCTGATATATTGTCAAGTTCAAGCAAGATTGAACATTGTTCAGTAGAACAACGCTGTTCCCACTCCCAACAAATATCATCAACCATTTCAAAGGCTTCATCAGTGTCAGGAATCCAAATGATCAGACCGTCCGTGTTGGACTGAATCAGTTCAAATCCCGGTACAGCTTCAAGGTGTTCAATCAGGTCAAGCAACATCAACTGACCATTGATACACATACAGTTGTTGTTCCTTGGGTCATACGCTGCATTGGTTTCATCCTTCATTGCACCTGACAAGGCGTTCAGCATCTTTTTATATGGCAACTGTGCTTTCTTCCACCGCTTGACTTCTTTCTTGTTTCCGGCATTTTTTGCAGCAATTTGCTTTTCCTTCATTGCTTTTCGTGTGTTATACACCAACGGGTAATTGTCATTAGTTGCTGCCCTTGTTACAAGTCCCCATGCAATCAGCATTGACGGATAGTAATTATTTACGTCTACATGAAGAATCTGACCTTTCCGGTGTATTGGCTTATCAGATGCACCATGCAGACCACCAAAACCAAACGTGTGCGGTATTCCGGCAACAACTGTTTCAAAGTTCTGTGACTTGTACCAAGTCTTTTTATCTTTTTTGTCAAAATCTTGTAATCCCATTTCAAGGGCTTCTTTTCTTTTCTCTGCAAACCATTCCTGAACGTATTTGTATTTTTTCAGTTTCAGGCATGGAAGAAAAAAGAAATCAAATTCATCACCAAAATGAGTTTTTGAACACCCAAGAACCTTTGCTGTTATCCGGGCTTCACTGTCACCAATGTCGTACAGTGACGTTTCTTTTGGAAATGCCTGTATAATTCCATGAACTGCATTGAACTCACTAACCTTTTCAAGAAATACCTTGATTGTCTGTTCTACGTCATGCCTACAGTATTTAACCGTCTGTTCTATTTCTTCCTGTGTCAGTTTCCTTTTGATACGGAAATCAACATCAGTTTCCTTGATGTTTGAACCAAGAAAACCTTCCATTGTTTTCAGTCCGACTGTTTTCATAGTTTCATCATTGCTTGGCATTACATCATAGTTGATCATGGGTAATTTATTGAATGCTCTTGAATATTGCCAACCTTCTTTATTATCAACGATAATCCAATCATTGATTTTTTTAGGGTTCATACCAAGCAGAATACCTTTCATGATGTACTGATCGTAGTGACGGTTGTTAAATCCTACCCATATATCTTTTCTATTTGCTTCATATAAGGCTTTTAGTTTATCAGGGCTATTGATTATCACGTATTCTTTTTTATTCGTCACATCAATGAATACAGCAAGCCAATCCTTTTCGAAAACCTCAAAATCGTAGAATATCATTTACTAAATCACCCACTTTTTGAAAAGCGGTGTGCGTTTTTACACACCGCTGTTTTTATATTAGACAAACAAGTTAAAAATTTTTACATATCAAACGCTTCGTTGATTGTGATTGGGTTGAAATCATCAGCTTTATAAGTAACTGCTGCACCAACTTTACCCTGTACTTCCTGAAAAATATCAAGAACACAATCAGCAAAATCACTGTAATTGATAAATTCCGGTACTGTATCTGTTTCCAGTTTATCAAGCCATGTACAAACAGATTTGATTGCCATGCCATTAGTCCACTTCTGTGAAGTGTTGCCGGAAATAGTACGGTTGAAGAAAATCTTTCTACCCTTCTGATTACCTTCCAAGATGCTACACTGTACGGAAAACATCAGCTTGTCACCTTTTTTTGTTGGCTTGATCTCCATTTTATCAAAACTTACATCATAATCCCCATCCGGTACATCTTCAAACTGTGAATCGTCTGCTTCCTGAACCTCTTTCTGTAATGCGTTAAGATCAACCTGTTCATCGAATGTACTAAAATCTACTGCCATAATTTTTCACCATTTAACCTTTCTTAAAATAAATTTATGATTATAATTGCTATGATACAAGCAATACAAACCCTTGTATAATTATCCCTATTTTTCTGAATCCTGTCACCCACTGAACCGAATCCAAAGAATGCTGCCATGACTGCAAGAAAAATATTTAATGCAATCATGATCTTGTTCTTCTTCGTCTTTGACCTCTGACGTGCTGTTCAGGTGGGTTCATAGCACCATCTAAAGGTTCAGCCGGGGTCCGTGCGTCAGCAGGTACAGGATTGTTTTCCTGTGCAAGTCTTTTGATTCCTGCATTAAATTCTTCTCTTGTGATCACCTTCATAACCTCAACACCGTCAACAATCAGGTCAACAGATTCACCTGCATGTTTCATCACATAGTTGTTATTTTTGATGTCATAGAAATATGCATCTGCTTCCAGTGTGACAGATTCAGAATCAGCGTTTATTGTACCGTCCTGAACAGCTTCAGACTTTTCAGCATTTCTTTCCTTACGTGTTCTTCTTGGTGGTTTCTGTAAATCCGGTTTCGGTACTTTATCGGCAACATCCATTGCTTCATCAAATGATACTTCTTCCTGTCCCGGAAAAACCTGATCAATAGCCTTGTCAACTTCATCCATATGATCAGCAATCTTCTGTTCATTGTCTGCCTGAACTTCTGCCCTACTCTTACGTGTTCTTCCAGTCTTTTCTTCTGGTGCATCTGTTGGTGTTGCAGATTCAGCTTTTTTACCTCTTGTTCTTCTGCCTTTGCCGTCAGGTTTTTCAAGATCTGATGCAGCCTGTGCATCAGCCTGACCCATTTCTGCATCTGTCTTATACTCACCGACTTCATAGAAGTTGCGGATTTTATCAGCTACATAATTCAGATCATTATCAATGGCGTATGTCGGGAACATCCCCATAGGTGACTTCACGGTGTCCTTGCCACTGTTTTGTGTGTAGAAGTAATATTTTCCTTCATTCACACCTGTTCTAAGTACAATGGTGAATAGTCCTTCAATGGTGATCTTCTCACGAAGTAACTTTCCGATCAGCTTTATAGTAGTAACACCATTTTCAAGTGTTTCCGTGTGGGTCATATAAGCAACCACCACATCATCAGGAAGTTCCTTGCACACCTCAATGATTTCAAAGTAGTTTGCACCAAAATCATTCCACTTATCCCAACCGTTTTCCTTAATACGGTTCATATATGGAACAGAAAGAATATACTGGAAGTCATCAACTACCAATAACTTCTTCCCGGCTGCTGCCTGTTCCTTCATAAATTTGCAAATCTTGCGTGATTCAACCTCACTGTTCAGCATTGTGAACTTACCCTTGAACGGTAACGGTTTACCAACCGGGTTCACAACGGCAGTTGTTGCAGGATCACAATTTCTCATACTGGTACTTTTTCCTGTACCTGATTCACCCATAACCAAGAGCATCTGTGCCATGTTTATTTATCTCCTTTCTTGAATAAGCCCATTAACTTAGTGAAAAGATTGCTTTTCTCTTTCATTACTTTCTGCTGTGACACTTTCAAAATCTGTCTGTTCTGAAAATATTCAGCGGTTGCAACACTGTTTCTGTAACTTCTGTGACTTCTCTGTTTGTGTTTCTTTGCACTACTCATTGATTTCATCCTCACTTTCTTTGATAACAACCTGTAATCTTGTATTATTATGCAGTGGTGTAACCTCTACTGTATAACCGTTTGCCAACAGGATTCCTACTAAATCCTGATATGCTGCTGTGATTCTTGTACCTTCGATTTCAATACAACCGCACAATCTTGACATTTCATTGAAAAAGTCATCATTTGCAGCATCAACAACACTACGCATATCATTCAGCATATATTTCAGTTCATTGCGCTCGTCTTCCAAATGTCTATTTTCTTCTTTCAACTTTGCAACTTCTGCTTCAAGAACTTCCTCATAACTGTTTTTATTCTTCATTATTTTCACCTTCCTCTTTTACTTCATCGGCTGTTTCTTCCGGCTTCACCTGATCATTGAATCTGTCAAGTTTTCCGACTTCAAGAAACTGTGCTGACCAAAAATCTGCAAAATGAATGATCACCTGCAATGGTTCTTCATGACCTTTCAGATCATACGCAAGACTACCATAAGCACCATCATGATAGAAAATAGCGTGTTCTTCTTCCTCTGTCAGATCAATATAACGTGCTGCCAGTTCAACAGACCTTAAAGGGTGGTCAATGTGGCACAAATCAGAACTGATCTTGTACGGTTTACTTTCTGATCTCTTATACTTCTGTTCAGGATTTTTCTTTGTTGGTCTGCCATCCTGCACCATGTTTTCAACATAATAAGGACTTCCGTAACGTCCACATTTACCAAGGTCATGTAAC